GAAACAGAGTATTGGCTTCATATCTTGCAGAAATCAGAATATTTAGACGACAGCATGGCGGCTTCCATGCTCAATGACTGTCTGGAGATCAAGCGGATATTGATAACGTCTATCAACACCGCAAAGCAAAACAATAACTGACTGGCATCTTTTTTGTTCATCCCTTCCATACCACACGATAAGCGAACACATCACCTATATCCACGGATACTTGGTGCTGGCGGTTCGCTTATTTTCTTTATCTCATTAAAACAAAATCCCCCTGCCAGATTCACGGTGGTGCGTGTGAGTCGGCAGGGGGATTTTGCTTGGAGCTTATGTATTAGCTCTGGTGATATTATATCACATAGCTGTGAAGCTTGTCAAAAGGAAGCCCTTACGGGCTTGGAATATATATTTTTTTCAAGGGCGACAGCCCTTCCGATATTATTCATTCTTAAGTCTTAAGTTTTCAGTATTCAGTTAGCGAAGCGCACACGCGCCTTATATCAGATCAATCTGTGTATAGTTGACGCTGCCGTCGGGGTTCCGGGCTTTGGTGCCTCGGAATATCCGGCGGGGTTCGCCGAAGATTTCCGCTTGTCCGTCCGCGATGACAGGCAGTCCCGGGAAGATATCGCCGTTGAAAAGCGCCTTCCCAGTGAGCTGGATATAATGCTTGTCGGACGTATAAACCCGCTGGGCGGTGTCCTGGTAATTGCAGAAGCGGGTGAAGGTGGCGGCCACTTCCGGCGCGCCGTCCTTGTCCGGCTTGACAGATGAGAAATCCGCCATTTTGAGGACGTAGGGGATTGTCTTCACGTCCACGCCGAGCGTGATTGCTTCGAGCGCCGCCTGCTGGGAGATGCGGGAGGTGATTGCCGCCTGCCGGTACTGTTCGGAAAGCGTCTGCGCGGCGGCGAGCTGGGATTGCAGCGCGGTCAGGTCCGGTGAAGGCTGGGAATTCTCCGCGGGCTTCGCGTCCGGCTGCTGCTGTACCTGCGGATTCTCCGCGGTCTGGTCGGGCGTCTGCTGTGGTGTATTGTCTGCCATTTTTGAAAAAACCTCCGTTTCTGGATAAAATTGGGTACAACAAAAGCCGCCTCGATTCATTCACACTGAATCAGAAGCGACCTAGTAAAAATTATTCGGGTTTGTTTTTGTTTTTCTCGCCGGGGGAAGAATCCTCCGGGAACAGCTCGTCGGTTTCCTGCTGGTCGATGGCTCGCCTGATCGCGGTGAGCCGGGTGCGGTACTGCTGGGGAACGTCGCCGTCGGTGATCATCTCGTCGAGAATATCCCACAGATCGGCAAATTCCTCCGCGTCGGTGATGGCGATGTCGATGTTAAGATTCACTTTGATATTTCCTCCAATCCGAATAAGATAATGATAATTTACTGTAAGCTCTTGACAGATTCGGATAATCATACCAGTGTTGTCTGTTCTTGATTGCCCATCTGAATACAGATAATTCATAATCCACAGGACAAGCATAATCCTCGTCATACGCTACCAGTGGATCGTCCGGAAAAATTGAATAATATTCCTCTTTCGTTTTGGCCAGTTGATCAAATAGTTCCATTTTATCACCTACATTATCTGATTCAAATAATCCTCAAAATATCGCATTGTTTTCGGGAAATACCTGATAAATTCCTGATACTTTTGTCCGCCGTTCATGTAAGCCTCGAACAAATGCGCAATCGCTTCTGTTGAAACGGAATGAGTCACCCAATAATCAGGATCATCATGATGGCCATATGGTAATTTGAGTTCTCCCTCAGTCAGGCCTTCCATAATATCAGAAATGCCGCCGATACGGTATCCTCTGAGGCTGTCGGAGATCATCCCGCATTCATCATCCGTCAGATTCTCCAGCTTCCGCACTCTGCGACCGACCATTCCGGACGCGTAATGATAAAAATCTTCCTCCAGCGTTCTCCGCAAATCCCCGATATTACCGCGAATGCCGAGCGCCGCGTCCATCGCGTGACCCGATTCATGCATCAGCGCGTAGATATTGATATTTGTGTACCCGAGGACAAAGCTTCGCTCGTCCGGAGCGGAGAGATTCATCTCAATAACGCCCTTGACGGTGTGCGGTCTCTTGTCGGAATAGAAATCTCCCCTGATCATTGTACCATATCTTTCAAAAAATCGCAACTTTTTATCATCCATTTTCTGGAACATGGTAATAATGTCATCGATCTGCTTTTCGTCTTTGACTTTCTTAATCCAGCCCTGCTCAAATATTCGTTCGATACGTTCCGCTTGCTGTGGAACTTTCACTTTTACTCTGATTTTTTGCGTATGAAGAAGAACGGTATCGCTGACGGGGTGGACTTTGACAGAAACCGGATCGGGCGTCTCCACAGATACTTTTATTCTGCCGACGTTCTCCATTCGCATCAGTGCCGTATATCTCCGCTGTGCCGCGCGGGCTTCCGCTTTGGCGACTTCCGCGGACTGGCGCAGTTTTTTCGCGTCGGCAAGAGATATCTTCGCGTCACGCACCTGCTCCTCCTGCATTCCGGGGGTCGGCGGGTGCCAGACGTTGATTCCGACGAAGAAGGTGGTGTGTCCGTCCTTGCAATTCGGGTGATAGAGTCCCGCCGCCATCGCTTCGGAGAGAAGCGGATAGCCCTTGACCTGCGCTTCGGCAGCCGTGCCGCCGCCCCAGACGTCGTCGATGAAGACGCGTCCCTGAAACGGCACGCAGAGCGGACAGGCGGCGTTGTGCCGGTTGACAATCACCGTGTGAATGCCGTATTTTTCCCGCATGGCCGCTTCGCCGTGCAGGTAGGCGCGGGTGTTGGCCGTGCGGAGCGCCATTTCGGCGTAGCTGGCGATATTGACCCGCCGTCCGTCGCGGTATTCGACGCAGTTCAGCCCGGTCTGGAGGAATTTCTTGCTCGCCATGTCGACCGCCTGCCAGAGCGTGCCGGCGCCGGAATTGTAGAAGACCTGCGCGCCGAAGATGATGCTCCGGTACTGGTCGTTCGCCATCCGGAGAGCGGCGGCGGTCGCGGTCTTCATGGATTTCTGCGTTTCGCTGACAAGGGCGTTCATCTTGCGCTTGTTCATGCGGAAAAACTCGGCGTTCTGGGTGTTTTTGGGACGGTAAGCCGTGTATCCCTGTCTGATCGCGGAGAGGATCACCTGCTCCTGCAGCGCTTCGCCGGTGTCGTAGGCCTCCCACATCGCCTGATCGATTTTTTCCTCAATCGCGGGGTAAAAGCTTTGGAAATGCTTTAAATTCGACCGCTTGTATTCCCGCAGGCCGGAGAGCATTTCCGCCTGCCACTGCGCCCATGAGAAATGCTCCCGCTTCTCCTCTGCGATGTGCCGCAGCATATTGCGGCGCATGGAGTCGAGGAGGTAATCCTCGATGACCGCGAAGGCTTCGGAAAGATTGTAATCAGGCATTGGCCGCACCTGCCCCGATCAGATCGGCCAGCAGGGAAGGCTCTTCCTCTTGGGTCAAGCCCTGTTCGGCCTTGATTCTGGCGGCTTCGGCGGCCTTCCATTCGGCGGTGCGGGTGTCGCCGTAGAGTTCGTCGAGCATGGTTTCCACGCTCATCAGGCCGAATTGCCGCGCCTTCCCGCAGGTCTCCACCTGGGATTCAAAGGAAGGGTTGGCGTATTCGCCGAAGGGGATTTCCACCTTGTCGGCAATGCCGCTCACCGGGCGCTTGTAGAAGGTGTCGTAGGCTTTGAAAATGCCGTCAATCAGCGTCGGGAGGGTGCTTTGCAGCGCGGAAATGATGGAATTGCGGGTGTATAATGTCGCCTTCTCCTTCTCACGCTGGGCTTCGGCGTTGTCGAGCTTCTTTATGTCAATTCCCAGCGTTGAGGGGGAGATCAATCCCTGTAAGCATAAGTCCAGCGCGGTGATGTAGGTGCCGAGGTAGCTTTCCACCGGAATGGAGGGCTGCACGGTTTCAATGTGCGGCGCGACGCCTTCCACCATGACGGACTGCGTGGCAATGTAGGCATTGTCGAATGGGTTCGGCTGCATGACTGCCCCGGTGCGCGGGTCGCGCGGGAGCATATTCTCGGGAATGTATTCCTTCGTGCGTCCCTTCCGCAGCGCGTCGATCCACTGGGACCAACATTCGTCCAGCGCGTCGAAGGAATCGCACTTGTCGTCGAAGATTGACTTTCCGCGACCGTTCCACCGGGAGGATTTAAAGAATTTCAGCGGAATGGCCATCATGAATCCCCCCGCGTATTCCACACGCTCGGAGAGTTTAGCCGTCTGGGGGATGGAATCCAGCGGCACTTCACGGCTGCCGGTGTACAGTCTGCTTTCGATAAATCCCTTTCCGTAGGTTTCGCGGAGATCATATTCCCGGCCAGCGTGGGTGTAATGGGAATGAAAGACAATCGCTCTCAGCCGTCCGCGTTCACGCTCGAATTCGACATCGTCCCCCGCCACGAATTCCACAATCGGGAAGGCGCTGACGCTCGTGTCGAAGGAGATTTTGAAAGCGCCGTCCCCGACAATCAGGGTTTCCGCGACCGCTTCGCCGAGCAAGGCGGGGAAGGCGTTCTCCGCAGCAATATCCTTCCACGCGTCGGTCAGAGCGGGAGGAAGGACAATATCATTCATGTCGGTGAGGACGATGTCGGTCAGGCGGTCCACGATGATCGCCGGGAGCCCGGTGTGGAGCTTGCGGATGTCCATTCCCACTGTCGGGACGGCTGACCAGAATTTTGTCCGGTCGGTATCAAGCTGGCGGTACATCTCGGCGAGCTCCTCCGGGCTGCCCCGGTACCAGATTCTGTTTTTAATGGCGTTGCTCCGGCGGTCGAGCCGTTCCGTGATGTAGATGGTGTTGGGAGATGCCGGCTGAATCCGCAAAAAGGAGCGGATGCCGTTTCTTATTTTATCCATGATGCTCACCTTCTTTTCCTCCGATCTTGCCCTTGTAGGGGATAAATGCGTACTGCACGCTGTTGATCATATGGTCGTTGCCGTCCTCCGGCGTGTTGTCGTGGTCTTCATCCCATGAGTAAATCTCCAGCTCGCGGATGTAATTTGAACAACCATCCACGATCAGGAATTGATCATGTGCGAACCAGCCGAGCTGTAAATTGATGCGGTCGATGACGGGGAGTTTCTTCCATGCCGGATTGAAGGTATAAACGCTGCCGTGCAACCGCGTGTATTTGGACATTTCGGTGATGGTCGCCTGATCCGCGCTGTCAATGAAGGCATTGCGTGAGAATCCCCATTCCGCGCGGCATTTTTCGAGGAAGGCAACGAATTTTATCACCGTGTCACTTGGGGCAAGCGGCGTGCGGAGTTCGGCGTTATTGTAAACCTGTTCGGACAGCAAAAAGCAGCGCCCTTTGTTCGTGATGCCAATGAATGACATAGCGATCGTATCGGGCGATTGCTGGGAATATGCCGTATCCAGCCCCGCGGAAAATATTGCATATTGCTCACCGTTATTGCCATTAATAAACGATTTTGCATAGGCAGCCTTGACGACGTGCCGCTTTCTTGAAAAATTGGAGAAGACCAGTCCGGTTGCCTTGCCGCGCAGGCCGAGGATTTTATTCTTCCAGAGCTTGGTGCCTTCGGGGACATTCCGCTTGATCTGCCCGATCTTCTCCGGGGTCAGAGCGGCGTTGTCCGCAAAAGAAAAGAACCAATGCACCCAGCCGGGCGTTGGTTCTTCGGTCAGCATATGGAGGATTTCGGGCGGCGTGCCGCTTTCCCATTCCGGCAGCGGACGGGAACGGTTGATGTATTCGGAATAGACCGGAAGCTCCGGGTCGTCGGGATTGAGCGTCGCCATAAAATAATCGCAGCGCATGGCCGCTTCACGGATAAAATTGATGTCGGCGGTGTTGATCTCGTCGATGTACAGACAGCCGTACTGTCCGCCCAGCGCGGTCTGCCATTTGGTCTTGTCGCCGTAGCCCATGACGTAGACGATTTTATCCCCGCCGGACGTGTGAAAGAGGATATGCGGGAGCTTTTCGTCCTTGCTGCCGTTGCCGTGGTACTCGGTCAGCACGCCGAAGTCGTCGATAATGCCGAGGTCCTTGTTGATGATGTTCTTCTCGGCGGTGCCGGTGTTCCGCGCGGCGATGATGTGATATTTCTTCGGACTTCGTGCAATCTTCAAAAAGAATTTGAAGATGCCGACGGTGGTCTTTCCGGCTGCCGTCGTCCCTTCGAGAAATTCCACAGGCGCGTTGCATCGCAGGAAGGCGCGGTATTTCGGGGAGAGAATTAATTTTTCTCTGGAGGAATGACTCATTCGGAATCGTTTCCTTCATCCCCTGAAATCTGGGAAATTAAAAAATCGAGCTTGCTGATCTCCCTGTCCACGCCGCTGATCTCGACCTTCTGGATATTCAGCCCGCAGAGGTCGGCGAGCTGCTTGGTTGCGCCGAGGAAGGCGGGGGCGTTGGCTTTGGTAATGCCGTTGTCGGCGATGTCGCTCCGCGCCTCCTCCTGCATCCAGCGCAGGTCGGTGACGGCTTCCTCCCGGGTGTAGAGGGCGCGGTCGGCGAATTCCCGCTGCAATTGAGAATACCTTTCCAGAATCTCATCATTTCCGAAGAGTTCGGAGGCTTTGGAATCGACCGTCGAATCCTTCCACTTGACCGCGCTGGGGAATGCCTTGCGGTACGCCTCGCGCTGGGACATTCCGGCTATTAAATTTTGTACGAATTTCTCGCGTTTCGGCGTAAGCATGGTTTTTATTATTCACCTCAATCTGCTATTTCTTTCTGAATGAAGTAAAAATATCGTTTCCAGTCGATTTATCATTACCCGCAATATCCGAGATGGATTTCACGCCCCTGCCGGAATATTTTTCACCGCCGCCGTGCTCCAATGCGTCTGGAAGATAGCCGCCTTTGGCAAATGTCCGGGCAATGCCGGCATAATTTTTTCCGCTGCCGCCCCCGGAATTTCCTCCGGAGCCGCCGAGCGTCGTCACACCGTATTTGCTCTTAGCCATCGGCACGCGCCTTCCTGTAGCGGGGATAGGAATCCTTCATCGGCTCGATGATTTCCAGCGATTTCAGCTCGTCAGGCACCTTGCCATTGAACAGAATCCGGCGAGGGTGAAGCCTTTGCATCATCTCGGCGAACCCGCCGAGGAAGATTTTCCTGCCTTCCGCAGAATTCATCACGCTGACGGAGGACACCGCGACAATGCTGTCTTCCGGCTCACCTTCAAAGCAGAAATCATAGCTCTCCGGGGTCGACCACGTGATTACCGGCACCACGGTCAGCCCGTGCAACTGCCAGTATGCCGCGCAGTAGTGCTTGCGGTAGTGGTTGTAAATCTGGATGATGCGCGGGAAATCGGCGTAGGGGGAGAAATCCGGCGCGCATACGCAGGGATGCCGGCTGAGAATGTCGGTGTAATGGCCGAGCGACCGCCAGACGCGCTCGAACTGGTAATCATGCAGGAAGAAATGAATCCCCTTATCGAGGTGCTTCTCCCTGTTTGCGTCAAAGCCGATAAAGGTTTTACAGTCCAGCGCGTGAAGCGGTCGGATGATGGGGATGTCGTACTTTCCGGCGGTGCATCCCTTGGCGAATACGCCGATATTGCAGTTTTCATAGCCGTTGCGGGTTTCTCTGTGTGCCATGCCGTCACCTCCGGGGGTATGAAAAAATTCCAAAAAACAGCAAAAACACCTGCCGGCTCGTAATTTCTTACGCCACAGGTGCTTTTGCTGTCCTTTGGGAGGAAAAATTAGGAGAAGAATTAAAATTGGAGGGTAACTATCCGTCAAAATCAAGGAGCCGGGAGTGGCTGTTGTTGGCGTTAGCAGCCGCTCCCTAGGAGATGCCTTTAGAAATGGGAATATCTATACTCAGAACCTTTGCATTATCATTATATCACGGGCGAATGTGTCATTGTGTGTCCTCTTCCATATTTTTTATTATTTTCACCAGCGCCCCAAAGGCGTGGAGCGCCTTCCCGTGCAGATGGCGGATATAGTCGTAATCATAATTCATCTCCCGCGCGATTGTTTCCAGCCGCTTTTCCTCAACGTATCGCTTATAAAGCACCTGAATATGTTCCGGTTTGTCGAGCTGATGGATCATGCCGATGATGGAATTTTTCAGCCTGTTGTACTCCTCGATCATACGGGCTATTTCCACGCTCAGATCCACTGCCCGGATGGCAATGCTCTCGAATGGCGCACCTGTGGGGCGGTTGCCGGAAGGCGTTTTACCGTATTCGATATGGGAGGAAAATTTATTGCTGTTCAGGCTCTCGAGCTGCCGCTTGCGCTGTTCGATCAGCACGCGGAGCTTCCACAGTTGGCTGAGATATTCTTTAGGCGTCATCTCTCCGTGTCTATTGTCCGATGCATTCTGCGATGCATTTTGCATGGCGTTCACGCTCCTTCCGTTATGTCGATTGTGTTGTCCTGCCGTTCCCATTCCACCTCGATATGCCCACACCGGACGCAGCGCAGAATGTGAACCGTGACGTTTTCGTATGTTTCGATTTCCTGATATAAGCAAGGGTCAAGCTCGTTCCTGCCGTCGAGTTTGACGGTGATTTCTGTGTTCTGGTCGCCGAAGGTGCATTTATGATTTTTCATCGTGATTCTCCGCTTCTTCCAAGGCGAGGTGCATCGTCCTTTTCTCCGCTTCTTCTCTGGTCAGAAAAACCGATTGTCCAATTGCTTCAGAGTCAAATGTAATTTTTTCCGTATCGTAAAGAACATGTTTGACCGTAGATTCATAAGTGTTGAATCCGTTGGTCTGATAAACCTTATCGCCGACGCTTAATTGGTTGTCAGCCCTCCTGTTCCATGCTTCGGCGGCGGCTTCCTTATTCTTACACCGTTTACTTGAAGCATGGCAATTATCGCATATTACGAAACAGCGCGTAGCAAAATAATTTGCTTCTATACCCGTTAAGATCGCCTTCCCGCCACAAAACGGGCATGGCTTCAATTCCGGTTTATCCATTGTCGTCACTCACCTCCACAATCCCGCCCATTCTCGCGCCGCACTCCGGACAGTAGGGCGTGATGGTTTCCGGGGCGTCATGCTCATACCCGCAGCGGGTACACCGACAATAGCCGTATTCGTCCTCCACCCATCGAGGAGCAGGCTGAGCAGGCTGCTCAGCGGCTTCCGTCTTGTCCCTGATTCTCCCGATCTGCCGCTGCATTTTCTCATCCATCACCCTGCGCACGTCGTCCGCGCAGTCCTCCAGGTACGCGATCTGTTCGCACATCACCAGCACATCGGCGATCTCCCCGATCAGAGCGGCGCGGGCGTCGCGTTTTGCTTCGGGATGGTCCTCCGCCGTGAGCGCGTTGTGCATCTTGATCGCCGCCTGCGCCAGCTCGGCACATTCCTCCGCGGTCTGGATCAGCTGGTGTTCCTCGC